TCGCCCGGGATGTCCTCCTGGTAGTAAATCGCCCGAAGCTTTTCGTATGGCTCGATTGTCAGCAGGCTATCCAAAATGTTCGCCTTGCCCAGTAGCTCGTCGCTAAGTAGCTCGGGCCGTTTTTTGAACTGGATTGAGTTCGCCTCATAAAATTTATTACCCTGCCACACGTTCTCCTCGAACGCGACGCGGAGGGTTACACCGTCGTCCGCGTCGGCAAAGTATTCGTAACCGTCATCCTCGTCCGAGTTTTTAACCTCGGCGTCTACCCGCTTCCCGAAGAGGTGATAAGAGACGTCCCAAACCTGAACGCCCCGGTCCGCGTCGCCGTGGTCGTATATATTCCACAGCTGACGTTCCTTCGGACGGAGACTCTTCACCAAATCCTCGTCGTGGTCCGGGTCTTGGACTAGCTTCGCCCGGTGCTCGCAGACGGGGCATCTTTTGTTCGCCGTCGCCGCGGGGCAAACGTACGTGTCGCTGTTCGCCCCGATACCGCGGTGGGTGAAAAACGTCCGTTCGAAATGCTCATCACCGTCGTCCGCGTTGGGGTTGTTCGCCCCGCTCGGAACAGTATATGGCAGAATCTCAAGCTTCCGCATATCCTCAGAGTCAATCTTGAACAGATTGACTCCGTCCGGCAACGTCATCGAGGTCATTTTAAACCCGGATGATCGGTCCTCCGCCCGTTTCCGAGCACTTACTTTTTTCTTATTCCTTCGTTTTCTCGTCGCCATCGTCTCGGTTCTCCTCGATCATTTTCTTTGCTTGATCCCGGCCCGAAAAAAACGCTATCGTGCCGAGCTTTACAGTTACGTATACTAGTGAGCAAAAACAAAAAACAGCAAACACGGCCCCGACCGCCCACAACATAAAATTGCCGAGTCCGTCCATCTCAGGACCCCCCATCGGCTTCGTTTGTCTCATCGCCGTCTCCTCGGGGACGGACGCCAGCAGCTCGCGAGGGTCTCGTGTGTTGCCGAGGTGCCGCGGAGTAGCCCGCAATGTGTAGTTCAACCAACCCTTGTAAGGCATGTTTTCTATCCCGCAGAGACGCTACAGCCGCCGCGATAACGTCCGCGTCGTGCTTTGCTTGGATTGTCTTTTCCTTTGCCCGTTGGTAGTCCGGACTCGCAACGACAGCAGCCTTTAGTGATGTTTCTGTTACCTTGGCGAGTCCGTACACGCCGGGGTTTTGTCGAATCGCTAGGTCCAAGTCAGCCGCGGTTAGCTCCAAGGCTGCCTTTTGCCTCTCGATCTCCGCATTCGCCTTCGCGGACTTCTTCGCCCACGCATACGCCATTTCGGCATGGCCCTGCCACTCCTCGTCCAGTATCGTTTCATCGATTTTTAGACGCAGCGGGATGTCTGTTGAGATCGCCATCTATTCTCCTCACTTTATTATAGATCAGTCCGCCGCGGGATGGATGACCGCGTAGCACGCCGCCGCTAATCCCGCCGCTTTGCTATCGTAAAAATTATCACGGAACTCGTCGATGACCGCGGCGGCTCGGGCGGCGTTACCCCCGGACCCGAGCAGTATGTTTCGGCAGTAGCCGAGGACGCCCCAGCGAAGTGTTTCCGGTTCGGCCTCCGTCCCCTTTAGGATCTTAGTGATTGCGGGCCACGTACTTGATCGATTCATTAACGCAGCGCCCAAAAACTTAACCTCAGCCTCCGAATCCGCCGCCTCGATAGCGGCTAACTGTTCGGCGTCGCTTTGCAATCCTATGATAGCGTGGAGCAGGACAAGCGCCTTACGGGCGGAACCGTCGGCGGTAGCAGCGAGCTTCTCGGCGACGTCCTCGCCGAGCGTCACCGACTCCTTCGCCGCCGTCTCTGTTACTAGTTTCTCCAACTCGGCAACCGTTAAGTTTTTGCATTTGATCTCTGTGCATCTCGTCCGGATAGTTTTCTTCAGCTTTTGCGGGTCGGTCGTCGCCAGCATGAAGTAGACGTGCGGCGGCGTATCCTCCAAGATTTTCAAAAACGCATCCTGAGCCGCGGGCGTTAGTTGGTGGACTTCGTCGATTAGCCAAACACGGCAGGCGCCCGAGATCGGCGCAAGCCCGACCTGCTGCCGTATGCTTCGGATCGAGTCGATACCGCGGAAGTCTGCTGAGTTCACCTCAACAAAGTCGCGGTCCCCGCACTTTATTTTTGTTCGGATAATTCGGGCGAGTGTTGTCTTCCCGCACCCCGACGGCCCGACGAATAACAAGGCGTGCGGAATTGCCTTCCGCTTACCCATATCCGTCAAAGCCTTTAATGCGTCCTTCTGCCCGACGACCTCCGATAGTTTCGACGGGCGGTATTTTCTATATAGTTCTACTGGGTCGGTCATACCGCAATCTCCTTCATTCCGTACCAATTCAAGTCACCCCGTTCCATATCCACGCTCATCGGAACGACTACCCACGGCCACGCTCTTTGTAGCCCCGTCGTCGTTACCTCGCGGACCTTTTCGATATAGTCGTCTGCCTCGTTTTTGTGGACGTCCGCGATGATCGAGTCGTGGATTTGTCCTATAATTTTCGTCCGCATTTTATTCTTCCGAAGCCATTTATTGATTTGAATGAGCGACCACAAAAGGCAGTGGAACGCCGGGCCTTGGACCGGATAGTTGATGACCTGATTCTTCGAGAAAACGCCGTGGCAAATGAAGCCTGTCGCAAGCGGAAACCATCCCACCTCGCGATAGTCCGAGACGAGCTGCTGCCTGAATTTATTATAGGTCGAGAACCGTTCGTTCCAGAATCTCTTCTCAACTTTCTTGATGTGGTGCTGGAGACTGCCGGGCGTCGGCTCCGTCCGAGCGTCCGCCGGACCCAGCGATGTTATACCCCGAGACGCGAGATGATCGAACATAGGAACGCCCGCGACCGTCTCCAGTCCCGACCTCTCGACCGCGTCCCACAAATTCTTCGCGCAGGCCTTATACCAGTCTCCGTAGAATTGAGCAAAAACGAACCCACCCTTGGCCGACTGCCGCGTTGCCTTGGTTACGTCGTCTAGGTCGAGCTTGAAGCACTCCGCCGCCATATCGCGGTGCATGTCGCCGTGGACGGTATCGTAGGTGAGTTTGTCGTCTCCGGATAAACAGCACGCCACACGGACCTCTAACGTCGAATAATCTGTTTCGATAAGTACGTGGCCGTCTCGCGGTATGAACGCCTCACGGACGAGCCTCGCCGCCTCTCCGTCCCGTTTCGGTAGGTTCTGGGCGTTGGGATCGGACGACGAGCCGCGATAGCTCCGAACCGTACTCAGGTGATAAAACGGATGGATGAATCCGTCTACAACTTCCGACCGTAGCCCCTTGAGATACGTCGCTAGTGACTTTCGTAGTTTCTCCAGCCGCAGAAAGCCCTTGCAGTACTTTGAGTCGATCCGCTCAAGGGCCGTTTCATCTAGTTGTTTTTGCTTCTTTCCGGACTTCCCGCCGGACGTGTAGGAATGACACTCGTGGCCCTGCACGTCATACAAAATATCGGCTAATTGTTGCCGAGAAGTGAGGTTAGTTTTTGCCCCGAACTGACGCCGCTGAAGTTTGAACTCGTCCATCTCCCGTAGACGGGCCTCCGTCCGCTTCACCCGCTCCGTCGTCTCGTCTATTTTCCGATCAAGGTAATCGACGTCGATACGCATTCCGTTCCGCTCGACCAAGGCGAGTTCGTTCGCGCCCTCGGCGAATAGGTGGTGGGCCTCGGGCGTCGTCGTCGGTATCGGCGAAATCACTATAATTCGACTCCCATTTGCTTTGCTTGGCGATGAGCCACAATGAATTCTAGCAACGAATCCATCCCACAGTATTGTAGCAAGTCCTCAATGCGGATTTGATGAATTTGGTTCGGGGAGTTCGACCCGGGCGACTTGAAGAAAGGTTCGATGGCCTTGTTGTATAGCGGCTGCCCGAGTAGCACGTACGCTTGGAATTTAATCGACGTTATCCCGGGCCGGTTATCCAACAAGTGCGCGTCCAGCATCGTATCCCATACCCAATTTCGCCCGGGATGCCCGAACTCTTTCAGCGTCCACCGCTGCTCGAACTTCTTGTTTGACGCCACCTTCTTTATCGGGCTTCGCCACAACTCGTTCGTCGCGTCCCTAGCCGCCCCGTGCCACGGGTAAGCGATCACTCCCGACAACTTACCCGCTCGACCCCATGCGACCGAGCAGGCGCAAATACGGGCGTCTGACGAGTCAGGCTTCAGCGTCGTCGTTTCGTAGTCCATTGCAACGATCCCGTCCGGAAAATCGCGGATGATCTTGCGGATGACTCGGGCGGCCTCGTCCGGGTCGAGTATCGTACGAACACGGCTTTCAAAGTCGGGTGGTCTCTTCCACGGCGGTCTCTCGTGGTCTACCGCCGCGGCTAGGTGCCTCCGAAACCAAAGAGCCTGCGGCGTCTCGCCCTTCTGTTTGTTGTTCCGCTCCTCCTGTAGAATCTCCGCCGGACTCCACGTCGGGTGAATCCAAGCGTTCGTTTTCTGGTCCGGAATTTTCCACCCCGTCCACCGCTCCAACGCCCCCGGGGACTCGCCCCACGACCAACCCACCAACGAGTCTACCGCCGCCTTACCGAGCAGGATTACCGTCGTCGGCTTTAGCTCGCGGAGCGTAGCCCGCAGATTAGGGCGGCAGTGCTCGACCATTTCGAGGGGCGGCGTCTTGCCCGCCGGGCATATCAGAGCGTTAGTTTTCCAGCAATCGTCGTCCAAGTCCACGCCGAGCTTACCTAACTCACGGCGGAGATACCGCCCGGGCATATCAACCATCTGCGATCCGTCCGCGTCGTCCTCTCCCGACGGAGACTCACCCACAACTAAAATACCGCGACGCCCCCGCCCGCTGACGGCCATTTTCGGCGTCTTGCAAAGCTCGGACAATCCACACTTACCACAGGCGGGCAGCGTAGCGTCGGGGGAGTCCGAGACGATAGCCGACGGACTAAAGAATCCACCCGCCATTTATTCGGTTCTCCAGATATCCTTTGCGGCGATGTTATTCACAGTTACATGATAGCCCTCGGCAATCGCAATGTCTCCGACGGGGACCGTGAGCGACGAGGATGCCTTACGCTCCGCGTCAAATCCCTTTGCCTTTTTCGCGGCCCGGGTCTGCAAAAACCCCCGGACGTCTTCCGGCATTCGATGTAGTATATTGGAAATATACTCAATACGATACCCGCCATCTCGGCGTCCCGTCGGTCCGGTTGCTATCGATAACAGATAGTTGTCGCGGAAGCTAAAGTGACGCCCCGAACGATAGTCCTTCCAATCGCTCGGCGGTGTATAGATTTGCTGGGAATTATTCAGTTTCCGTTTAGCCGCAAGCGTCCGCAACTTGGTGCCGATAGCGTCCGGGGACCGTTGCAGGACGGCTTGAATCTCGGCGAGGGGCTTACACCATAAATACATCCGCAGCAGCGTCTCCACGTCGCTATCGACCTCGAATTCTGTCCACGGTTTATTCTCGCGGTCAATACTCCCCACCGCATTTTTCTTGTGCGTTATCGTCGAGTCCGGCTTGTATCGCCCGTAACGCTGTTTTATCTCACGCAAAATTTGCGTAGTTAGCATCGCCCTTTGCCGAGTCGTAGCCGCCGGAATATGCGACTGGATAAGGGCCTCTATTTTTTCTCGATCCATCACTGTGCCTTTCCAAGACTGGCCACATACACAAATTTTCCCGCGTCGATTTTTAGACGCCCGGGCATCAACTCGCAGTCCGTCGCACGCTTACCGATAGCCGCCAGCAGTTTGGGGGCAATCAGAAACTCCATGTCGGGGCCGTCGTAGGCAACGGTTTTTCTCTCCTGATATTTCCCGAACTGTCCTTCGCCGATAATCGACATCTTACCGGAATTTAGCTTCAGACAAACATTATTGTTCTCGGCGTCCTCGGCGGAGAACACTTCCGCCTTACTCACCGCCTCGTCCAGTCCCGGCGGAAGCGTTACCTTGTCGCCCGACCATTCGAGTAGCCCCCCGAGTTCCTGGTAATCCTCGACCCATCGGCGGCAGGATAAAACAAGCCCGTCCGAATTCCGGAAGTGAAGCCACGACTGACTCGCCCCGATCTCGATGATGCCTAGCCCGGCGAGGGATCGCAGGGCGGCGTGACGCACCAGGCACTCCTCGGTCAATCCTGTTTTGATCGGATACCGACAAACCTGGAAGTTGTCGCACGCCTCGATATAGTCCGGCATGATATGCACGCACGTCAGGACGAACGAACTATCATCGTTCGAGGCACAAGACTCGACGATTCCGACGGCCTCCGCAAAGTCAGGTTCGAGCGCCGCCCAACTATCAGCGTCCTCGACCGTATCGAAGGGCAGTGCAATCTCCGCCTCGCCGCGGATTTTTGCCTTCTTGTTTTTGCCCGAAACCTCAAGGTATCCGTCCTTCCAGATAATGTTTACCGTCTCCTCCGCAAGCTTCCGCAGAAGTTCCGTAAACGGCTTCGCGGGTATCGCGGCCTCGAATCCCGTCAGCGGGCAATCGTGGACCGCGGCGACCTCGTCGTTAAATGTTATTACCTTCCCGTCTCGGAAGACGTAGCACGCCGACTGCTCGATAATCTCGCGGCTCGCCAGCCCCGCCGATACGGACGACAGGCAACGCAATAGGTTCTCTCGATCAATTTTCATCCGGTGGGTTCT